CCCCTATGTCCAGCACCCCCACCCCCTCTCCTGTGGCCCCCTCCCCTGAGCCGGTCGCCACAGCCCCCGCCACCCCGGACGCCCTGCCTGAGTGCGAGATGGAGGACGGCCCGTACCCCTGCCACTGGGATGCATCCAAGTCGGGCAACGGCAAGGGCCGCTCCTACACGATCGACCCGAACGGCACAACTTTCTACGATGACGCCCCTAAGTCCCCCGCTCAGGGCTACGAGTACGCCGGTGAGGCCCACATCTGGGAGGGCCCGACTGACGGCACCGGAGAGGCCGGGATCGACTCGAAGTGGCACGACGAGTACGGCTTCCCGAAGCGTGAGGTTCTCCCGTCCTGCGACCGTGTTGGCTCTCAGGAATCGTGCGCCGGGCCTGGCTACCGCATCCTGGTTGGCGCGGACTGCAGCCGCATGATCGTCGACGACAGCGGCGCACAGTACCTCCCGACCCCCGGCACTGAGCAGGGCATCAAGACCGCTACCGGCGGCGAGTGCCACGCGATCACTCACCAGTGGCCCGACGATGACACTCAGGGCGCGGGCAAGGACCAGAAGAGCGCCAAGGACACCAAGGCCACCAAGTCGGCCCGCGGTGAGCGCAGCAAAAAGCAGCACGAGGACAAGGCTGGGCTGCTCGGTGGCTCCAGCAAGGCCTCTGAGGGTTCGGCAAGCGCGGCCAAGGCTTCGACTAAGGGCGCGGGCGCCAAGGGCGCTGTGAGCGACGACGAGGCCTCTGATGATGCGACTCAGGGTGAGGTGGTCGCCGCGCCGGCTACCACGAGCGGCCCTGGTGGCTCACTGGCTCAGACGGGCGTCCCGATGGACTTCGATTTCTGGGTCGGGCTTGCCGCGATCGCGATGTTTGCCGGATGGCTGATTGTGACCCGCAACCGACCGGGCCGTCGGATCGGGCGTCACGGCCACTGATTGATCGGCCCGGCCTATCGCACACACGTTCGATGGGCCGGGCATCGATCTGCACCGCAAACTACATAGAGATTCGTTTTGGCGGGGCTGGCCATTATTCATATTGACCTTACGTAATGTGAGCCAGGTCTAGACATCGTGAGCCAGACCATCGAATCGAACGCTGTTCGTGGGACCTTGGTCCTACGGTCAATTCAGAAACGACACAGATTCAACATAGATCCCTCACAGGTTTCACCCAGATTGGATTCAGGGGGCGTTGAGTGAGGCCCCGAAAATCGCCTATGGAAACCTCGCTTTACATGCCAGATTGGCGTGATTCTGCGGGAAAATCGGGCCCTATATGCTCATCTCACCGCGCGGGCGATCAGCCGCCCGCCCTCAGAAAGGATTGAACGATGGATTACTACGAGACCGCCCTGAACTATGAGATGACCAGCACCGAGGCCATGGAGATGGATATGTCACGGGAGCCGCTGTGGAAAGTGCGGGCCGCCGCCGCCCACCTGAGCACCATGCCGGTGACCGACTGGGCGGATATGTCACGGCGCGTGATGCGGCGCGAGGCCCTGGAAAACCACTTCTGGGAGCGCAAATACGCCGGTGAGTCGCTGGCCTGACAGGCGCGCGCACGACGCCCGTCCCGCTTCGGCGGGGCGGGCGTTTTGCTTTGCATGCCCTCCTGAGCCCCTCAGAGCCCCTCAGGGGCGATTTCGGGGGCTCGGTGGTACCCGCATATGGGTGGGCCCACGAAAGGCCCTCAGAATCGCTCCTACGGCCTCGGCAGGGGGTGGCGACGGTCATGACCCCTCCTGGGCGTGCGTGGGGGCGTGCGCGTGCGTGTGCGTGGGGGCGTGCGAGAGTCGGACAAGCGTTCGATGGCGAGGGTCACACTATCTGGGGTTGACGAAGATTGTCTCGACCTGTCTATAGTTGGGGCATCAGCAACCGGGGCCGACGCCCCACGAGAAAGGAACCACAATGAGCATCATCGACTACACGGACGCAGCAGACACGCTGACCGACACCCTCGAGAGCATCGGGCACGGAGCGTACGTCCGAGAAGACGAGGATGAGGCGATCACGGTTTACAGTGCCAACAGGCGGCGGCACGTCATCCTCGTCGGCTGCGATGAGGGAATCTGGGGAGTGACTAAAGGCGACGACGTCACCGACGCAGACCGGTTCGATGGTCCAGTCGACGAGGATGCGCTCACCCTCCTTGCACTGTGGCTGGCCTCGGAAGTTGATCCGGCAGCGAAGGCCGCGCACGACGCTATCGATGGTCTCGAGGATTGGGAGTCGGTCGTCAGCGACCTGAGCGCCTACCGCGAAGGCCTTAGCGGTGTAGTCCTGCAGTGCCAGGCCGGGTCCGCACAGGTCGACATCTCCTTCACGTCCGACTTCCTCGCCTACATCGCGATGGATGCGGACCCATCCGCCCCGGCCATCGATCTCCCCGCAGCAGACTGGACTCAGGTCGGCGGAATCCTGGAAGTCATCTCGACCCGCGGCATCTACCTGGACACACTCATTGAGGGACTCGCAGAGCAGTACGGGATCGACAACTACGTCGACGCGATCGGAGAGTTCAGCGACGTCCTCGAGATCTCCGTGGCGCCCGATCGGGACGCGGCGGTCATCGTGCGCGGCACTGACGTGGTCGCGACCGTCACGGGCGACGGACCGTGGACCGTGGTGGATGCCGTGAGCTTCGAGGCCACCAGTTGGAACGAGTGGGCCGAAATGGTCGCTCACATCATGACTTGCTTCTAGGCCCAACTAGAGGGCAGCCCCGATGGTCGCACAGGCGGTTCGAGTCCGCCTGGGGGCACGATCCACAGCAACCACTTAGGAGGAACCATGACCGCCACAGAGAACTTCCGCGAATCGATCGCCACACTCGTCGAGGAAGCCTACCCACAACTAGCCGACCACATGGAGGAGGGCGTCTATCACGGCAGCCCTGCACTCATCATGGATGGAGCGGCGCTTACACTCCTCGACTTCGACACGATCCGCCTAGAGGACTACCACGGAAACCTCACATACAGCCAGATCAAGACTGGCGACGAGCGAGACCTAGCACGACAGTTCGTTGCCGCCTCAAGCCCGTACGGCGAGTACCACGCCGCCCTGGCCCAGGGGCCGGAAGGCTGGGAGATTGAGCCATGGGGCAGCGGGAGGACCCACTCCGCATGGCGCAGCAGCGACGTGACCTACGTAGAGGTAGACATGACTTCGCCGTTCAGCCCGGACGTCATCATTGACCACTACGGCATCTCGCTCACCCTCAGGGGAGTGACTGCCAACGAGGCTCGGATTGCGGTAGAGACGCTAGAGGAGCACGGAGTGGCTGCCATGGTGGACGAGTGGCTAGGGGGAAGTGAATCCCTGATGGAGGCGCTCAGTACCCTCCCGGACGGAGCTACAGAGGACGCTAAGGCCGGAATCGCCAGTCACCCCACCCCCGGCGGCTACGGACACTACTGGGTCGTGACGATCGACGGAGTCGAGCACACGTGCAACACGGGCGGCCAGGTAGTCGAGGTCCTCGTCGACGCACTAGCGGGGTGATGCGACTGGAGACAAGTACAAGACGCCGCTAGGACGGACGGTCGCGCACGATCGGACGAGTGGTTCCGCCGCTCGTGCGCCCCCGCCTCACCTAGAGGACAGCCCTGCAGAAACGCGGACAGCCGCTTAATAACGCATGGGCAAGCGTGTTGAGAACTACACAGAGAGACGCCCTAGGTGGGCAGCCCGGCGACCGGACGGCCACCACACCACCCGGAACGGCAGGAGCACTGCCCCACCTAGGCGAGCGCACGGGACCGTATGAGTACCAACTACACATAGGGGAAGGCTGAGCACCGCACCGTGCGCTCACCTAGGCGCCACGGAGAGACCGTGGGCCTGAGATAGGAGGAGCTATGGCCAACGTAAGCCCCGCACTCAGTGCGGCCGACCTAGCCAACACAGACGTAGACGACGAGGACATCTTCGTCTGCCTTAACGACATCCACATCGATAGCGGCATCCAGCCATGCTTGGTCTCTCCAGCCGCCGGGATCACCATCACCGTCGACTCGGATTGGGAGGGCATGACAACGCTGGACCGAAGCGCACTCGACGCCACAGGGACATATGACGAGAACGTAGGGGGTGGCACCGTCATATGGGAGTGGGTTGAGGGGACCGACAGGGACCACCACGTCATGTGGGCCAAGGCCCACAAGCCCGCCGGCGGAACCATCATCCTGCGCGGCTATCCCGAGCACGCGACTCCCGCAAACGCGATCTTCGGAGAGGGAGTGCTCGTCATTCACGAGCCCGCCCACAAGGCCGCACCGCCCACCGCCACGACCTACTGGGAGGACGGCGCGAAGACGGTAGAGGAGCTACTGGAGCCCGCAACCATAACCGCGTTACCGATCGGCGACGTCAAATCCCCAAGCCACTACACGTGGCTGGGAGATGCGATCGTCCGAGAGGGAGGACCACAGGACACCGACATGATCGAATCATGGGACGTGCTAGACGCACTCTTCCCAGACGATCCACTCCTATGGAACGCAACCAAGTACCTCACCAGGTACGGCCGAAAAGGCTCATCGAATCGTCGAATCGTCGATCTGCGCAAGGCCGTCGAGTACATCGAACGTCGAATCGCGAAACTCGAGCGCAATGCATGAGCCGTACGAGTACGAGCTAGTACCCACCGACGAACTCATCGCAGCCGAAGACGGCACCATCATCCACGACAACGAAGACGGCCAATGGGAAAAGCAAGCCGGATGGTGGCGACTAAAGGACACACACATGTTCCTCAACAGCCACGAACTAGCCGCGAGCGCTTCTCCGTTGTTTCGTCTTGTGGTGTTTGATGCTGGCCGGGTGGTTGGTGGTGAGATAGGGGGTTCCCAACGGAATGGGGGGTTCCCAAGAGAGTAGGAGGTTGTTGTGGTGGTTTGGTCCACGAACGTTGGTTTGGCTATAGGCCAGTTGAGGTTGATTCACCGGGCCCTGAAGGCTGGTGGGTGGCTGGTGGTTTACGTGCCGCCGGGTAGGGGAGCTAACGTCGCTTTCCAGGTACTGCTGCTCGGTGACGAGGCTATCGATGTTACGCAGACCATTGGGCGAATCGCAGGAGCCCGCGAGCGCGGTGGTGGTTTCCGGTGGTCTCGTGATGGTGATGTGGTCTCCGAGGTTGTTTCTGGTTTCCTTTCGGGTTTGTGTCGTGAGCCGTGGATGACTGCGGTGCAGGCGGCTGGCATGAACCCGGGCGAGTTCCAGGGGCTGGTGGCTGGCCGGGTGGTGGG